CTAATTCTACTTTATCATTTAATTGTTTTTCTGAAGCATCCAGACTAAGTTTATTTACATTAAATAATTCTTGATCTTTCTGTCCTAGTGATTGCACTAATGTCTCGTTCTGATTAATTAATGCTTGAATATGTTCATCACGTTCTTTACGTTGTCGAATAAGTTGACGTATTCTTTTTTCTGCACCCTTAGTTTCAATACCTTCCAGTTCTTCTGGCTTATCTTCTTCTGAGGCTTTTGTAGCTTCTACAGGCGCAGACTCTTCAGGCTGGCTTTGAATTACTTCTTCCTGTTCTTCCACTTCATATTCTACTTTATCAGAGTCTTCCGTTGATTCGGGAACCTCTATCTCATTCCATTCATCTTTATCACTCATATTACTCTCCGTTGTTAACGACACAAACGATTTACGTTCTTTTGCTTATACTATTATAGCATACAAATCCTTATTTCCCAAATCATGCAGACCCTTTTCCTAAATTAAATGTTGGATCTAAGTCTTTAGGATCTTCCACTTTCATGATAATCTGATCATCAAAGAGAAGAATTAGACGAACACCCTTGTAAAAAAGCTTTGTTCCTGCATGTTTACCGTAACATACATAATCTCCTACATTACACCAAGAACCAGCAGGAAACTTATCTTTATCCATATAAGCCAGATCTCCCAAAGCAAGAACGTGAGCTACTGTAGTTAGATAAGACATGTCATCCTTGGTTGAATCGGGTATAAAGATACCACCTTTGGTTACACTTTTTACTGATATGGGGCGAACCAATACATGAAATCCTGGTAAATCAGGAAGAGGACTAGGATCTGGAGTTTCTTCCAAGTCCGTAATCCAAAGATCATTCTTGATTGCACCACCTAAACCTACTTGTTGCATACTACTATTCATCCTCCTTATACATACGCTTTTTAATAATATCTGTTAAGTTGTCTCTGGCCCATTCTATTCCAGATATGGAACCAACTAACTGACGATAGTGAGGATAGTCTTCTGCTAGTCCACTACCCATAGTAAGTCTAAGATCATTAATCTTATTATTAAACTCACTTACTACCTCATCCCAAATATCCATACCTAGTCGTAGAGAGAACTCTTACGGGTACTTTTCTTTGGATTAGGCATCTCATATGCAGACTCATCAAATTTACCTAGAGAAGAACGCATTGATCTTGCTCCCCATACGGCAGGTTCTTTGAAGGGATCTCCAAAACTTTTGTCGGTATCCTTTACATGATCAGGATAACCTTTACCTTTCTTCATCATTTTTCATCTCCTTTTGTTGTTCAATAGCCATCTTGACTAGAGCATCCAAGCCCTTTATATCAAGATCTTTGTTTTCTTTCATGTTAGATTCAAGCATATCTTTTAAAACTTTTAGAAGCTCTCGTTCATCTTCTTTATCTGTTTTAAATTCTTCTATTGCTGCTTTAGCTGTTAGCTCTTTATCTTTTATTCTTTCCTTTGACTCCCTATCTAAAACAGATTTTTCTTGTTTAAACTTATCCGAAGATCCTGTTTTCAACATACCTATGATCTGTTCGTTTTCTTCAATCTCAAGTTTCTTATTCTTGAGTTCAAGTTCTGCTGCATTTGTCATGGTATCAGACTGAAGCTTCTGTTTTTCCAGTTCAACCTTGGCTTGCTCAAGTGCTACAAGTTGCTGTTCAGGAGATTGAGCCATACCCATTGCCTGATTAGCATTCATTACTTGCTTGGCCGCTTCAGCCATTGCCATTTCAGCAACAGCAGGATTTCCAGCTTGAGTCGGAGCCTTTTGTAAAAGCTCCTCTGTTAGACCACTCATCTGCTCTTGATACTTCATCACTGAATGTTCTTGTATATTTGATTGAAGTATCGGAACTATTCTTTCCATAACTGGATTACCACCGTTTATTGGATCTTGAAGATAGGCCATCTTTACCTGTACGTGGGCATCATGGTTCTGCCCTGGAAAGGCTGCTATAGGTACTCCCTTGGTTGCAGCCATAATATCTGATACGGGGTCCATAGGCTTTGGTTCTATCTTGGGTGGTAGTATCTCTTCTACATTAGGCATGTTGGCAGCATTAAGTATTGTTCTGTTTAATGCTTCAAGATTGAACATACCTGGTGGAGACTGTTGTGCCATCTGAAGAGCCATATTAGCCATCATCATTCGATGTGCGTTTGATGGTATATTAGGATCAGATACAGGAATAATATCTACACGACCATCAAAGTCTTTCTTGAAAATACTTCTGTCTTCATAGGGAACATCATAAGGATATTCTTCTGGAAGATAATCATAATCTATTCTAGCCAGAATATTAAATTCATCTTTCTGGGATTTATGTAGACGCTTATGTATAGCTGTAAAGAATTTACTGGATGCTTCCAGTAATGCCATTGTGGTTCCAACAGGTCCATAGGAGGCAGCATCAGAAATAACTTGTTCTGTGCTATCCGCAAACTTCTGACCAGCAGTAGCTACGAACTGGAGCATGTTGTATAGAGTAGAGGAAGGCTCTTTATAGGGAAGGGGAATAATAGCCTTTGATAAATCTACACCAGTTGCTTCAACCTCCTTGAACTCGCCAGGAGCAATAGGTTCGTTGTCACCAACCATCCTAACTCCTTTGGCCTTAAAACCTCCAGGTAAATTGGCAAACTGCCCTGCATCTATGAGGGAACGCATAGCTGCTGTGGCACTCATTGTAAGATTGCCAAGGAAGTGTATAAGGCCCAGGCCATAAAAACCAAAGCCAGGAACAAATCTATAATGCACGAAATGGCTTACTTTTTCTTTGTTCACATCATCTTGCTTATAGTTTCTACGGATACTTAGCACCTGTCTGGACTGTTGTTCNACAGTCACAATATAGGGAAGTGCTTCTTCTTCATCCTCAATATTTAAATAACAGTGTTGTTCAAGAAGTATGTATTGAGGATCATGATCGGAAGACGGAGATAATCCCAGGATAGTATCCATCTTCTCTGTAAAGGGTGTTATATTGGATGAGGACGGTGTAGGAAGATCTACTTCCTGATATACACCAGCCCGTATATCTCTTGCTATTTCAACAGGGCTTCTATGAATAACATGAGTGTAACGATCTGCATTACCAAGATCAGTTGCATAGTAGGAAACGTAGAACTGATCAATCGGTATAAACTCTGAGTGTGGCCTCTTGGTCGTAGCATCATAGTACAGCTTCTTGAAGGCAGAACCGATGAGAGGGAGATGGAATAACATTCTTTCAAATTCATCAAAATATTCCGGCATCTGTTCTGTAAGCTGATAGTTCATAAAGTTCTGAACACGATTAGCTTGTAATTCTTTTTCTGGAGTTGACTTACCAAATATTCTGGCCTTGACAGGACCGTTTGTAGGGAATAGTTCACCTGAAGCTTTAGACTGAAACTTTACGGCTGACTCAATTAGAAGGGGATGTACAGCAGTACAAGCACCATCAAAGGGTTCTGATCCAGGTTCCAGTTTAAGACCAAGAAGATCAAAGCCCCTTTCAAACATGGACTCCCAATCGGCTCTGGAATCCTTGTCAGCTTCAAAGTTTTCTATTACATCGCTGGCTATATCTACCAGATCATCTTCTTCCAGAGTTTCGGATAGATCACCATACCATTCTGCAATAGCTTCAGAAGCTTCCATCTCTACATTTTCTTCTGAGAAGTCTACTATGACTCCTCCATCCGTAGGATCTACTTCAAAAGTAGCATTGGAAGTTTCTTCTACTTCAGGCATAGGAATAACATTANNTCGGANNNGCNTCTGAAATAGTTTCATAAGGATTACGTTCAGTTGCCATTTACATTATTCCTCTACTACGTCTATATATAAGTGGATCTATTGGTGGTTCAGGATCTATAACAATAGGTGGTTTATAATCTCCATACAAATCTGGATATATTTCTTTAAGAATAGCTAATTGATGTCCACTATAGTTTGGATTTAATATTGGTCCCCGTCTTTCAAAATATCTTTTCATAGTATTTACATCGTCTTTTAGAAAGTCTGCATCTGGCTGAATATTATAATATTTTTGCATAGGAGATCTATCATCTGGTTCAGGATCTGGAGGGATAGGTGTAGGTGGAGGTGTAGGTGGATCTACAATAATAGGTGGATCTGGAAGTATTGGTGGTTCAGGAGGTGGTGGATCTGGAAATATTGGTGGTGGTTTAGGATATATAGGTGGATCTGGAAATATTGGTGGAAGAGTTGAAGGATCTCTATCATCAGGAAGAAGTGTTACTAATCCACCTGTAGCTCTCTTCCATCTGGGCCAACTTGTACTCTGTCGATCTCTATTCAATAATTCATCTTGTTCTTCTTTACTTAACTGCTTACCACGATGATAAAACTTACCTCGACCACTTAATCCCATTGCATCTATAGGAGATATATTATACTTTCCAAGCATATGGGCTTCTCTATTTTTTATATAGTCAGGATTTAAATATGGAAGTTGTGAAATTCCCTGACCTGAATATGCCTTACCCTCCATGGGTTTCCATTTATTTTTAATAAGATCTGCTTCTTCTTCTTCATACACTAGTGTTTCTGGAGTATATCTATCTTTACCTATCAAATTATCTAAAAGAAAGTTTGTTAACCGGTCCATCCCTTTTGCTCTAACCTGGTCTATTGCTCCAGTTTTACTCATCCAAGGCAGCACTTCCTCCACCTTACTTTGTACATTCTTTACGTCTTTTATAGCATCTTCAACAGTTTGTACACCCTTACTAACTTTTTTCCCTTCACCTTCCACACCTTGAACTATATCTCTAAATATCTCTTTTGCCGCCTTCCAGAAATGCCCTCCTGGAGTTTTACCTGTTAGTAGTTTACTAAACCCAGTTGGGGATAGCATCGATGGCCCAGGTATTCCTTTCACTCTTTGTCTTCTTGAATACTCAACTTGAGGACCAGCAGCGAAAGGGCCTTTGTATCCATAGCCAGCTAAATCTGCTATATTAAGAGGGGCTGTATGATAAGTATCTCTCTCCTTATTATATTTATCAAGAACCGTATGTACCGAAAGATTTGGATTGTCTTTTGCTATCTGTTCAAACCTGGTTATAGAAGTACCTAATTTTGAATCTACTGCTTTAGGTTCTAAATAAGTCTCTTTTTCAGTTTTAGTCATTGCAAAAGGAGTTCTTCTTTCACCTTTTTTCCATAATCCCTTACCATGTGTGGCTAAACCAAAATTACTAAGTTTCTTTGCAAAACTAGGATCTACACCAAATAGACTAAAGGTTTCTTTATTAATATTGTCTTGAACTCGACCACGTAAATCGTCTGCTAATCGAGGATCGGTTTTTTGTACTATATCAGCATATTTTAGTAGATCAACACTCTTTTCTTTTTCCCAGTCTATAGCCTCCTGAACTGCCTTTTCAGTATCTTTCTTCTTGTCAGCTTCTTTAATTTGATTAAAAGCCTTAACAACTCCAAGCACAGGATTATAGGATTCTGGTTGATACATTGATAGTATAGATGCTAACGGTCCTAAGTCTCCATAATCTGTTCGTGGTAGTATCTTTCTTCTTTGACTGATATTCATAGGATCATAGGGAAAACCAGTTGTTACAGGATCAAAGTCAGGTCCATAACCCAGATAACCAGGATCTTCTTCAGTAAACTCAGTTTCTCTAGTAAATGCGGCAAGTGCTGACTCACCTTTTTGCATTAGACCTCTCGCAATTAAACTCCTATTCAATGCATCATGTACATCAGACTGCCAGCCAGGATTTCCCCACCCCATTTTGCTGGTCGTAGCTGGGTCCATATCAAAAAAGTCTGTTAATGCACCTCTATCAGATAATGCACCCTGTTCTCCTTGTCCTGGACCAGTTGCCTCTCCCTCATCTACAGCTTCATCTGAACCACCTGTTCCACCAGTATTACCCTGATCATCATATCCTTCAGTATCATAAGCAGGAATACCATCAACATTTCTACCACTTCCACCTAACTGTTTAAGGAGACTACTCTCACCAGGAGTAATATAGGACAACTCATGAGGTTGCCCCTTAATATTAATATTCTTTTGTACGGAAGAAATGCCGCCACCGCCAGCCATAGGTATTTCAATGTCGAAAGGACCAGCCTGTATTCTCATAGGATCTGGTTTTTTCTCAGACATTTCCATAGCTTGTCGAGCAGCC